TGTAACACACGCACAAAGCCAACAACAGAAGAAAGATATATGCAGACAACGACAGTCACAGCAAAGCCTGTGGAAGGGGCTATAACTGCCCTTAGAACAGCCTTCCAGACATTGGCTACACCAGCCATTGGAAGCAGACGTATAAGCAGGACAACAGTTGAGAAGTATGGCATTGTGTCTGATGACACACACGTATGGTTTCCCTACTATGACAATGATGGTAAGCTCTTTGCTACAAAGAAGCGTAGCATCAAGGAGAAGAAGTTTGCCATTGAGGGAGATTGGAAAGCCACCTGTTTGTTTGGACAGCAGTTGTTCACCAAGGGTGGCAAGTATCTAACCATTGTCGAGGGTGAGTATGATGCCCTTGCTGTGTTCCAAATGCTTGGCTCCAAGTGGCCTGTCGTGTCTGTGCGTAATGGTGCAGGCAGTGCAGCCAAGGATGCCAAGGAACATTACGAGTGGCTCAACAGCTTTGAGAACATCGTTGTTTGCTTTGACAATGACGAGCAGGGACAACAGGGTGCAACTCAACTATGCTCTGTGCTTGGCTCCAAGGTTAAGGTGATGAAGGGTGTGGATGGTTTGAAGGATGGGTGTGATTGGCTCCTCGCTGGTAAAGAGAAGGAGTTCATTGACCGATGGTGGGCTGCTGAGAAGCACATCCCTGATGGCATTGTTGCTGGCTCCACGTTGTGGGAACAGGTGTCCAAGCCTTTGGAGAAGGCAGAGGTGTCCTACCCCTTTGAGGGTTTGAACAAGCTCACCTATGGCATACGTAAGGGAGAGCTTGTAACTGTCACCGCTGGTAGTGGCTTGGGTAAGAGCCAGTTCTTGCGTGAGCTTATATGGCACATCCTCTGCAAGACACAGGACAATGTTGGCCTGATGTTCTTGGAAGAGAGTGTACGTAAGACAGGTACATCCATCATGTCATTGGCTGCAAACAAGCCCTTGCATTTGCCCGACTGTGATGCTACAATGGAAGAGAAGAGGGAAGCTTTCGATGCCACCCTTGGCACAGACAGACTGTATATGTTTGACCACTTCGGTAGCACAGACATTGAGAACATTGTGAAGAGGACAGAAGAGTTTGCCAATGCCTTTGGCTGTGGCTATGTGTTTCTAGACCACGTGTCCATTGTTGTAAGTTCACAACAGAATGGTGACGAGCGTAAGGCTTTGGATACAATTATGACTGAGCTTCGCACATTGGTTCAACGCACAGGCATCAGCCTAGTCCTTGTGAGCCACCTAAAGCGTCCTGATGGGGGCAAGGGGCACGAGGAGGGGGTAGCCACCACCTTGGCTCAGCTACGTGGCTCAGGCTCCATTGCTCAGCTCTCAGACATGGTGCTTGGCCTTGAGCGTAATGGACAGGCAGACGATGAGAAGGAACGTAACACCACGAGGGTGCGTGTATTGAAGAACAGGTTTGCTGGCCTGACAGGACAAGCTTGCTCTCTTGTGTACAGCAAGTACACAGGGCGCATGGTTGAAATAGAAGATGAGAAGCTGTGAGAAAACGACAAATAAGGAAACGTATGGATACTTTATTGCTTGCTTTGTATGACTTCCCCACACTGGTGGTGAACGAAGAGTTCAACGAGACATTCCCCAGTGCGGACGATGTTATAATTCACTATAGTTGGGAAGCTGATGAGCCAGATGTTGGCTATGTTGGTGGCTTTGAGTGGGAGGCTTATGTTGATGGTGTTGAAGTTACACACATGCTGTCACCTAAAGACATCAAGTTTGTTGAGACAACACTAAAGGAATATACTGAGGAGTATTGCTAATGAAACCAGTTGTAGAGTTTGTGGGGGCTGCTGTCTTTGACACTAAGTTATTTGAAGGACATGAAGTGGCACATGTGTTTGCTCTTAATCATCCAGTATGGGAAATGGGTGAAGTACGAACAAGCGAGGTGTTGCATAAGTTTGAAGATGGTAGCTTTGAAACAAGGAACACAACATATAAACCATCTCCTATAGAGGTGTCACATGGCTAGTTGGCTTATTGCAGTAGTAGGTGTTGTGTACACAATAGTAGCTATTCAGTTACTAGTAACAGGTAAAACAGGGCTAGGCATTGCCTTCATTGGTTATGCACTTGGTAATGTAGGATTGTTCATGGAGGCTAGGATATGACACAAGATGAAATGAAATTTAGAAAGAAACCTGTAGTTATAGAGGCGGTTCAATATACTCGCAAGTTTGTTATGCCTAGTTGGTTAATGGATGCTGTCATTGAAGTGCGTGTTCGCGTATACAACACAGGCAAGTTTCAAGACCCTACTTCTGAATGCTTTGCTGTCATAGCCACACTGGAAGGCGACATGAAGGTTAATGAAAATGATTGGATTATTCGTGGCATAAAAGGTGAGCTGTACCCATGCAAGCCTGACATCTTTGAATTAACTTATGAGGTAGCAGAATGAACAACCCACCAGCATTTCCATGTTTTGATTACATCGCCCAAGATGGCAAAGAAAATCCCAAAGGCATGACCTTGCGTGACTACTTTGCGGCAAAGGCTATGCAAGCAGTCATGGCAAATAGTGGCGGTGTTTGGAGTTCACACAAACTTGAAACATATGCTTTGATCGCATACGCATTGGCAGACGCAATGATGAAAGCGAGGGAAGCATGAGAGTACGCATAAGACAAACCCCCTATGGTGTTTGGAATGTTGAAAGCAAGCTTTGGTTCAGACTTTCTTGGAAACATGAAGAAAGCTTCTATACGTCCCCCAGTGAGATTAAACCGGCTTACGATCGTGCTTTCAATTACGCAATGCTAATCAAGCACCCCAACATTGTGGAGATAACATGATTAAATTTGGTGACATTGTGCAAGTCAGTCCCGACAAAGAAATGTTTGGTGCTTGCATGGTAGTAGTTACAGAGGTAAAGAATTGGGGTATCCAAGGATATGTCCAATCCGCTGGTGTAGAAGGTCAGCAGTACATACGACTTGCAAATGATGACTTTGAATCCACTGGTGGTAAAGCTGTGTGGGTTGTAGGAGAACAAGCATGACACAAGATGAAATCATTGAGATGGCTAGAGAGGCTGGAGTTATGCTGAGTGTCGTTAATCATTGGCCTCTTGAACTTAAAAAATTTGCTGAACTAGCCGCCGCCAAAGAGCGTGAAGCCTGTGCAAAGCTGTGTGACGACGAATGGAATGGAGATACCGACGCATACGAATACTCTATAGCCGCCAATGACTGCGCCGCCGCCATCAGAGCAAGGGGACAAGCATGATTGAAAAAATGAAGCTGGCGCTTGAGGCGTTGGAAAACAATAGGCAGACGCATTACTACTGCGAAGACACTTGGTATTCATGCCCAAAACATGAGGATGGATGCGCTAATGATTCTGAGGGCGATGAATGCACCTGCGGAGCAGATAAAGCCAATGTAGAGATTGATGCCGCCATCACATCCCTACGCCAAGCCATTGCAGAGTTGGAAAGCCAAGAGCCTGTTGCGTGGCAAGTAAAGGTTTACATCAATAATGTATGGTCACCAATGGGTAACCCACAACTAAATAAAGGCAGGGCAGAAGCACTTGCTAGTAATCCATCAATACCAAAAGAAAAACAACGCATTGTTGAACTCTTTACCCATCCACCACAGGAGCAGCAAAGCTGCGACAAGCGCACATGGGTAGGGCTGACAGGAGAAGATTTTAGCGCAATTAAGTTTCCCGTAGAAATGCGGTTCCCCGCAGAATTTCGTGCTGGCGCTCGTTGGGCAGATGCTTACCTTAAGGAGAAGAACACATGAAAGACGAAGCATTGAAGCTGGCGCTGGAGGCGTTGAAAGAAGCACAGACCAACAATGACACGATGGAGTTTCACGACCGTAAAAACAAAGCCATAACCGCCATCAAGCAAGCCCTTGCACCACCCGCACAGCCACAGCGCACAGAGCAAGAGCCTGTGGTAGATGACTTTTTTAGGATGATTGCAGACAGAAACCCAAAGCCTTTTCCATTACCACAGCGCACATGGGTATGGCTGACAAATGAAGAACATCAAAAAATAATTGATGCTCACTTTAGCGCCCAAGAAATGCTTATTGCGGCAGAAGCCAAATCCAAGGAGAAGAACGGCTACGCCGAGGAGAAGAACACATGACATGGATAGATAAGGGGTGTTACAAGCGTGGATGTGCTTGCCATGACGACCGACTTGGGGGTGAGACTGTTGAAGTGGTCTTGTTTGGCAGTCTGCCTGTGTATGACACTCCACTACAGCGCACATGGGTAGGGCTGACGGATGAGGAAGCGCAATGGCTTTATGACAACTGCCGAACACCTAGTAATTTGATTGATATGGTGGAAGCCTCCCTCAAGGAGAAGAACACATGAAGCTTTATGATGTATCAAGGAACACACGTATAGTCCTTGCAGATGATACAGAACTTATGTTTGACCACATTGACGGGATGTATAGTGTATGTTATACTGATAGTGAAAGCATCGTACATCTAGCAGCTTGGACAGAAGTAACAATTAAGGAAGACAAATGACATTAACAATTGAAGGTACATTAACACAACGTCAAGACACCTATGGTGACTACAAGGATGTTGCATACATGGCACAAGAACTGAAGAAGCTCTTGCGTACACGTGGTAACTGGCACGACATGTCACCACCCATGCAAGAAAGCATGGACATGATTTGCAACAAGATGGCACGTGTCCTTAATGGCAACCCATACTATGCAGACAGTTGGCATGACATTGCAGGGTATGCTACACTAGTGGTTAAGGAATTGGGATATGAATAAGGAAACCAAATGCGGAGGCTCTTTCTAGACACAGAAACAAACAGCACACACGACCACATATGGTGCTGTTATACGTATAACGAAGATGGATATGTATGTCACACAGAAGCAAGTACACTGATTCCCTTAATCGAAAGCTCAGACAAAGTGATAGGGCACAACTTGATAGGTTTCGATGCGGGGGTCTTGAAGAGATGTTGGGGAGTGAAGATACCAGCAAAGAAAGCGATAGATACATTGATACTATCAAGGCTATTCAATCCCAATATCGAAGGAGGCCACAGTTTGGCAGCATGGGGGGACAGGACAGGACAAAAGAAAACTGACTATGCTCAAGCCTATGTAGACAAGACAGGGTTACTTGCTAGTAACCGATGGGACGCACCTGACCTTGAGCTTCTGTTTGAATATTGTAAGGATGATGTTGCTGCTCTCGTTGCAACATACGAGATGGTTAACAAGATGCTTGAGAAGGAACAGTTCTCTGAACAAAGTATTAAGCTTGAACATGACGTTGCAATTATCATTCAAAGGCAGAAGGAACATGGTTTTAAACTGGACATTAAGAAAGCTCAGGGCTTGCTGGCTATGCTTCAAGGTAAGATGGTGGACATTGAGAACGAGCTTCAAGTTGTCTTCCCTCCCTACGTTGAAACAGGAAGGAAGAACAAGAGGACAGGCGCACCACTGAAAGACATCATCACCCCTTTCAACGCTGGCAGTAGGCAACAGATTGCTGAGCGTCTTGAGAAGCTTGGTGTTAAGTTCACTAAGAAGACAGAGAAGGGTGCAGTGATTGTCGATGAGACAGTGCTTGCTGCCATTGCTCTGCCAGAGGCAAGGCTCCTATCTGAATACCTCATGCTGCAAAAGCGTGTGGCTCAGATTGGTAGCTGGCTTGAGGAGGTGAGGGACACAGGCAGGGTGCATGGTAGCGTGATTACCAATGGTGCTGTCACTGGTAGGATGACACACAGCAGCCCCAACATGGCACAGGTTCCCAACAAGGGAAGCCCCTATGGTGAGGACTGTCGTGAGTTGTGGACTGTAGATGATGGCAATGTCCTTGTTGGTGCTGATGCCAGTGGCCTTGAGCTACGAATGCTAGCTCACTACATGAAGGACGAAGCCTATATCAAAACTGTTTGTGAAGGAAACTCGAAAGATGGCACTGACGTACACACCCAAAACCAAAAGGCAGCGGGTCTTGCAACAAGGGATGAAGCGAAGACCTTCATTTACGCCTTTCTCTATGGTGCAGGGTCGGCGAAGATTGGTAAAATTGTCGGTGGTAATGCTAACGATGGACAGAAGCTCATCGAAAGCTTTCTTTCCAACACTCCCGCCCTCAAGAGTTTACGCAATAACGTATCCAAGTATGCAAGCAAGGGCTTTGTACCGGGGCTGGATGGTAGGAAGATTTGGGTACGTTCCGAACACTCAGCAGTTAATAGCCTATTGCAAGGGGCTGGAGCAATCGTGATGAAGCAGGCTCTCATTTTGTTAGATGAGAAGCTTAGGAAGAATAAAGTTTGGTATGGCTTTTGTGTTAATGTGCATGATGAATGGCAGATTGAAACAAAAGAAAAAGATGGCGAGCTTGTGGGGAATCTATCAGTGCAGAGCATACAAGAGGCAGGAGCTTTGCTAGGCTTACGTTGCCCTGTAACTGGTGAGTTCAACACAGGCAAGACATGGCGTGACACACATTGAAAAATGTGGTATAATATTGTTTTTAGACAAAGGAAAAAAGATGAACCAAGTTAAAGTAGTGGGTAAATTGTTTTGGGCTAAGCACATGGAAGTCCCTAATCGGGAGTTCAATGCAGACAATGCTCGCTTTGAGATTTGCATTGGTGGCCTGAGTGATTCCATTGCACAGCGTCTTACATCAGAACTTGGTGTGAAGATTAAAGAGAAAGCAGATGACAAGTATGGACGAGGTAAGTACATCATCGTCAAGAGCAACTATGCTATCAAGGCTATTGATGATAACAATGGTCGTGTCTCTCCTGACCTGATTGGTAATGGTACTGTTGCAGAAGCAACCATCAGCAGCTACACACACAAGATGTCGGCAGCTCATGGCAATGCACCTTCTCTGCTGCACAGCAAGGATAACCCTGCTCTGCGTATCAAAGAGTTGGTGTCTGCCCCTGTTGAGCAAGAAGAAGAAGCAGAAGTAGTCCTCTAATGATTGCTCTTGTGGATGGTGATGTGATGTGCTATCGCATTGCCTTCTCTTGTAAGGATGACTCAGAAAGCCAAGCCATTACAACGATGGCTAACTTTCTTGAGGACATCCTTATGACACAGCTAGGTCTTGAATCTTGGGAGGTCTTCTTAACAGGCAAGACCAACTTCAGAAAAGACATAGCTGTAACTGCCCCTTACAAAGGGAACAGAACTCAAGAGAAGCCAGCACATTTAGAGATGCTACGTAACTACCTAGTTACCGCATGGAATGCACAGATGAGCATTGATGAAGAAGCTGATGACCTCATAGCAATCAGAGCAACAGAACTTCAAGATGACTGCATCATTGTGTCAGTGGATAAAGACTTCAATCAGGTGGCAGGATGGCATTACAATTTTGTGAAGCAAGACAAGTACTATGTCTCAGAAGAACAAGGACTCCGCTTCTTTTACAAACAAATGTTGATGGGCGACAGAGCAGACAACATTGTGGGTATCAAGGGGATAGGGGATGTGAAAGCAACCAAGATGCTTGCCAAAGCCAAGACCGAAAGCGAGATGCTTGCAGTTTGCTTGGAGGCTCTGGGCGAAGAGCGACTTAAAGAGAATGGACTTCTATTATGGCTAAGGCGATTCCCCGAACAGATGTGGTTCCCTCCAGTTTCTGGCTTGGAGGCTGCGAATGGAAAGTAGTTTATGTTGACGAGTTTCAAGACTTCGGTACATGTGACCCCGGCAAGTATGAAATACATATACGTGCCAACATGAACGAGCAAGCAACACGAGCTACCTTCTTTCACGAGCTTGTCCATGCAATTAAGTTTACGATGGGAGACATAAGTCACGATGAGAAAGAAGTCGAAGGTTTTGGAAACCTCCTCTGCCAGTGGTACAGAACTAAAGTATAACGACAGTGAGTGGACAGCAGCAAGGTTCAGAAGCTTTGTTGTCTCTGCTCTGAGGACAGCAACACGTAGGTGGCCTCCAAAGTTTAAGGCTTTGAAGGAGGCCTACATTGGAAGACAGGTTAACAAGAAGACAAACAAGATGGCTATGCACTACGCTTGCGCTAGTTGCTCCAATCATTTTGTTGCCAAGGATGTACAGGTTGACCACATCTTCCCTGTTGTTGACCCAAGGACAGGCTTCGTTGATTGGGAAACATACATCACTAGGTTGTTCTGTGAGAAAGAAAACTTACAGGTGTTATGTAAGCCCTGCCATGTAGAGAAGACAGCTTCAGAGAAATTACAAAGGAAAGAAAATGGGCAGACCAAAGAAAGTAGTGCTCCCACAAGAGCCAAGCGCAGATGACACGTGGTACATGTTCCTTGTTAACTACTGGGTTCCATTCCCTCGTAGTGAATATGGTGGCTTACAGTGTGTCATTGCACGTAGCAAAGAAGAGGCTAAAGAAGTTATCAAAGAAGCAGCAGGAGACTTCGTGATTGATTCTTTCAGCGATGCTGAAGAACGCATTGAGGCTCGTGTTAACAAATCAGATGTATACGAACTTGTCGGTACTGAGATTAAAGAACCATGTCTTGTAAGGAGTTTTGAAACATGAAGATTGAAATTATGGCATTTAATGAGAACGAAGATGGCTCAGCCGATTGTTCTTTTGAGACAGATAAAGAAGGTAAAGAAGCCCTCTTTCGTTATGGCTTGTTGGCTCTGCTGAAAGAAGCACTTGCTCAAGGTCATGGACTATTACCAACGGAGATTAAAAATGATGGACAATGATAAGACTCGCTTTATGTTTCACGTGGAAACAAAAGGATATGAAGATACATTTGAGCATCGCTCCTATCCAGATATTATCTTAACAGAGTATGCAACCTTCAATGGTGGTGAACGATGGCCTGATGTGGTACGTGCTTTCACTCGCTTCTTAGGCAACGTGTATGGCTATGACATTGAGCAGCAGTTCAACGAGATGTACATAGACCCCTTGACCAAATGGGAAGAACAACAACGTGAAGAAACTCAACTAGATTTGTTTAAAGACCAATGAGACACCTAGTTATTCCTGACACACAATGCAAACCCGGAGTTTCTCTTGACCATCTGGAATGGGTTGGCAAGTATGCAGCAGACAAGAAACCAGATGTCATCATCCACCTTGGCGATCATTGGGATATGCCAAGCCTTTCAATTTACGATGTAGGAAAGAAAAGCTTTGAAGGTAGAACATATCAAGCGGATATTGAATCTGGTCATGCTGGAATGGAACTTCTTTTGTCTCCGATTAAAGCTGAGCAGGATCGTCTTAAAAGAAACAAAGAAAAACAATGGAACCCGCGCCTTGTCTTTCTTTTGGGAAACCATGAGGAACGGATTCAGAGAGCTATTGAGAGCGATAGAAAACTGGACGGACTCATTGGTTATCACGACCTTAAACTTGCTTCTTATGGTTGGGAGTGTTTTGATTTTCTTCAGCCTGTCGTTCTGGATGGTATTGCTTATTGCCATTACTTCACTTCGGGTGTTATGGGAAGGCCTGTTAGTTCGCCTGCGTTGATGCTCTCCAAGAAGCACATGAGTTGTGTGATGGGGCACGTACAGGACAGGGGCATTGCCTATGCTCGTAGGGCTGATGGTAAGCGTATGACAGGCTTGTTTGCTGGCATCTGCTACCAACACGATGAGAAGTATCTGACCCCTCAAACTAATGGTTCTTGGTCTGGTGTGTGGATGTTCAACGAGGTGGTTGAAGGTAGCTTCGATGAGCTTCCTGTTAGTCTTAACTACTTGCGTGAGACTTACGCATGAGCCTTACGCTGTATGACATTGCAGACTTGCTAAGAAGGGAAGACTGTGTTACAATATTAGAACTGTTGGACATAAGTAGTGATGACCTTGTTGACAGGTTCATAGATGTGATAGAAGATAAAGCCGATAAGCTAGAAAAGGAACTTGAATGAAGAAGTACATGGGAAGTTATGAGCAGTTCATTGCTAAGAGTAGATATGCTCGTTACTTGAATGATGAACAGCGGCGTGAGAACTGGGATGAGACAGTAAGACGTTACTTAGAGTTTATGGATGCACACTTAAAAGAAGAACATAACTATAAAATTAGTACTTCGTTGTATGAAGAATTGTACAATGCCATTTACAACATGGAAGTCATGCCTTCTATGCGTAGTGTAATGACTGCGGGTAAGGCATTGGAGCGAGACAACACTGCTGGCTATAACTGTTCCTATCTTCCTGTTGATGATGTTAAAAGCTTCGATGAAGCTATGTACATCTTGTTGTGTGGTACAGGTGTTGGCTTCTCTGTTGAACGTCAGTTCATACAGAAGCTGCCTGATGTACCAGAGCTTCTCTTCAACAGCGATACCACCATCGTAGTGGCAGATAGCAAAGAAGGTTGGGCTAAGGCTTTACGTCAGTGTATTGCCCTGCTCTACTCAGGTGAGATTCCTAAGTTCGATGTGTCCAAGGTTCGCCCTGCTGGTGCTCGTCTGAAGGTGTTTGGTGGACGTGCTAGTGGCCCTGAGCCATTGAAGGAACTCTTTGCCTTCGTCAGCAACATCTTCAAGAACGCTGCTGGACGTAAGCTCAACAGCCTTGAGTGCCACGACATCATGTGTAAGATTGGTGAGGTTGTAG